GAGACCCGTGCGCCAGGGAGGAATACGCATCCGCAATTCAATAAAAGGGAGGCCGCAATTTTCGTTTTTCTTACGCTTTATGATTGCTGTCTTGTCGGGCGGGTACGGGACCGGATGCCGATTATTCCGAGAATGCCCCGCCCCCTTTTTCTCAATTGCAGATGGATGCGTGAAGGGGGCTGACGGGTACGCAACTGAAAGAGGAACGGTTTAAAGATACCCCCGCCCAGATGCGCAACAGAGCGTAACAAAACGTCAATTGAGGAAAGCGCCCCATTAACTAAACTCGTTCTCGGTGGCCCAAGCATCCGCCAAGCTGCGCATTGTGTTGAACTGGGCGCGGACTGGGAGACGCACCGCCGTAGTTAAAACTAAGCCCTAGGGTTGTGTTTGAGGAGCGCACAATGCCATTCAGGTCTGCTGAATATCTGGGTACATTTAATCCGACCGAACTGAAACTTTTACAGCAGGCCTACAGTCGATGCTGCGAGCTTCTCGAACGTTGCCCCTCCACTCATGAGGATAAGGATCGTTTGGCACATCTCGTGATGAGGATTTTCGAAGAAAGCAACCACGATCCTGAATTGACAGCATTGCGCGCCGCCGAACTTGCTAGGCTTTTCGACTGATCACCTGTGCTTGACCACCGATATAGTTCGCAAAAAATATCCATCGCGCAGGCTTTTCAGACCGATGAAAACCCAACCCGCGTGACCCCGGCAAGGAGGACGCCATGCCGGGGTTTACTTTTTTGTCAACGATGGCACAAATTCGCAAAGAGAGCTAAGTCAGATTAAACGTTAGGATGCCACATGCCTGAGCGGATTATTCGTCCTCGCGAGGTCGGAGATTATCAAGATCGCGGTGCTGACTGCCAGGATGCAGTTGTTGATGATGTGATCGAATTGATTGAAAGTGCCAAAAAGGCTGGCTGGAGCGAGATGGAGGCAGCGGTAGCTGTCGGAATAATCGCCAGAAGGCTTGTCAGGGATCAAATGACCCTCGTCATAGATAACGAGCAAACGTGAGTTGCAGCATGGCAACTCCAGGTTTACTTTTCTGACCAAATGGGTAGAATTTAACCGTCCCTTTTGGGAGGGGACCAGTCGCTTAACCCCGCACGGTTTTCGTTTCGGGGTTCTTTTTGTCATCTAAAAATTACATTTAGTAAAATAGCGGCCCTAGTCCTTCAGTCCAATCATTCCATTTCGGATATCGCTATCCGAGTTAATGGCGAAGGGGACCTTTCAGGATCTGATGGTTTATGGGAGCGATTTTCACCGAAAAGATAAAACCAGAATGAGCACTAACGTCAGACTTTTTATTTAATAAAAGGTCGGATCGCTTCAGCAGCCGCTTAACCTTCACGTAAGTTTCATTTAGCAGCATGTAAACTGTGAATATTAAGCGGGGATAATTATCAGTGAGTGAAAACCGTAAGCGAGAGCGCCGTGGTCGCCCCAAGAACCCAATTGAAAAGGTCAGCATTTCGATAAGGCTGGAAGCCGAATTGGTGTTCAAAATGCAAGCATCAAACCCCAATTGGCGGGAGAATATCGCGGAACTGGTAAGGCGGGAATATCTAACGGAAACAGATTGAATAAGCGACCTTCTGGCCGCCCATTCTACAAGTGTTATAGATCAGTACGAAACGCAAAAAGCCAGAATTCGAGGGTGCCGGACTAATCCGACACCTTCGATATGGATTTCATTGACGCGGTTCATGTCACCTCATGCTTGCTCTACAAAAGCGACAAAGTTGACGATGCCGTGGCTGGTCAGCCCGTCGGGGTCACGCATCGTCATTGTCTGCCGGTGCGAAATCGAGACCAGCCGATTGTCTGGCAGTTCAATCTCGGCACCGAGAACGGCCCGTCTGACCAGATCACCAACCTGACGACATTCCGGGAAGCCAGGTGTTCGCGACCATACGTCTAGCTGCATCGTGATCTCGAAGCCGGTGATGCACTCCGCATCATCGCTCAATTCATCGAAGGAGCCGAATGAGACATATGGGAACTCCGACCCCTCCGGCACGGTGTCATAGACCCGGCCACCAATAACCGCCGACAACGCCGGATCGGTCCTGAGGCGGTCGTACAGAGCCTTTTGAAGTTCAAGGGACGGTGATGTCATGGCCTTCTCACCATACCTTTGCGCTGTGCCATCTGCGCTCCTCTACCGACTGCGAGCGTAAACTGTGTTGTTTGTTGCCAAGCCTCAATGCCGCGAGCAACGCCTTGCTGAACCATGGCCGATATCTCGGCATTACCGTTCGCACCGGACACATTCACGTTGATGTTCGGTGAATTGTTCTGGGTGTTGTTGTTCGTCTGCGACATTCCCGCCAGAGACGGCATGCGTGGTGCGCTGATGGTGGGCATTCCTACCGCACCGCCACCTGCGAGAGCGAGACCCTTCCCGCTATTGATTGCATCAAGAAGTGGGCCGAACTTCTTCGTTGCCGCCGCATTGATGACATACTCGCCATTGGACAGCATCGCCGGGATACTGTCACTGCGAGGGCCACCTGATCCGCGCACGTGGCCGCCACCTGCCAACCTCAAACCGGACCATGGGTCAGAACTACCTCCACCGAATATGCTGCTGAAGATACTGCCTATCCCGCCACTGCCGCCGCCGCCGAATAGTGCATCCAGCCCGGAATTCAGGAAACGGTCAGCCAGTCGGCCCAGAGCATCCGCCAGCACGTCAGAAGCCTTTGCTCCGCTGAGAAGGCCAGATACCAGCGTACCGGCGAACTCGCGACCGGCATCGTTGGCTTCCTGAATAGCTGCCTGTTGCTTGTCGTAAGCCTCGGTTGCCTTGTAGTTTGCTTCTACAAGCTGCTCGATCTGGGCCTTCTCTGATGCCGTCGCCGCCGCTCCAGCGTGGCGCAGTGCGGTTAGCTTCTCCTTCTCAAGCGCAGTTTTACCAACCAGTGACGCTTCGAATTGCAGGTCTTTAATCAGATCGGTGACGGCCTTGCGTTCGCGCTCTGCGGCCTTAGCTGCCTTGTCACGCGCCTTTTCCTCATCTGACTTGCCTTTCTTCGTGGTGTCAGGCGGGATGTATGGCTTTACCGGCGGCTCGATTGTGATGGTGTCGAGTTTGACGGCTGTTAGTTCGTCCTTGCGGGCCTGCAAACGCGCCATCTGATCGTTGACGGCCTGCAACTCGGTAGCAGCGTCCTTGCCGATCCAGCCCAGAACTGTGTCCTCTGTGGTCCCTGCCTGCGCTTCAAGCTGAGCCTTGCGCTTGCTGAGCGTGTCCAATTCGGCATTGATGCCAGACAGCGTTTTGTTTTCCATGCCCTGCCACGACGACAGGAAGCCTTGCAGCGCGGTTGCTGCTTCCACGATAGCGCCTTTGACAGCCGTACCCATCGTGGTCGCCAGACGGTTGAAAGCCTTGTCGATCTCATCGGCCTTCTTGATGAATTCAGCATCGAAGACAGCACCCATCTTCTCGGCTTCGTTGAGCGTGGCGGTAATGCCTTCGCGACCTTGCTCAATGAGACGGGTGAACTGCTCGCCCCCTTGTCCTCCAAGTAACTCGTCAAATATCCTGACGCCTGCCGCTGTGTCCTTCAGTCTGCGGGTACGATCGATGATTTCCAGCAATAGCGCTGACGGGTCTTTCAGGCGCTGTTTTACTTCGGCGGGTGACATGCCAATCTGTGCGAAGGCATCAGCGCCGCCGCCTTTACCGGTCTTCGCATACTCATCACCACGAATATTGAGCTCTTTAAAAGCGTCGATCATAGCGTCAATGCCGATGCGGTTCTGATCCGCAACATAGCGCCACTTCTGGAAATCCTCGACCTTGATACCGGCTGTCTGTGCTTCGCGGCCCAGGTCAGCGAATGACTTTGTGACGGCTTGTACACTCGTGGCGAAACCAACCACGCCACCGGCAGCAATGCCCGCAAACAGGCCCTTGCCGAACTCGGACACGATGCCTTTCATCTTGGAGAAGCCACGGCTCAGCGAGCTTTCCATGTTCTTCGCCGCCTTGTTGGTGCGGCGCTCCATGTTCCCCATTTCGCCGTCAAGCTGCTTGGCAAACTTCGCCATCTGCTTTTCGGCCTGGGCGACACGCATTTCCATGCGCGCATACAATGCGGGTTCATTTGCCATTGTTGAAATCCTTGATTGCTTTGTTCATGGCGCGGCTACGGCGGCTCGCGAACTTCTTCTTGAACAGGCGATAAGCGGGCCAGAAGAAGGGATTGGCTGCCATGTCCTGGGTGCCGAACTCCTGCGCCAGCGCGTAATCGTAGGTGGCGCTTTGGCCGTCCTTCACCGGGCGCGTGGTGGCTTCGCCGCCAGCCCGCACGACCTGACCGCCTGTCTCGGTCTCGTAATGGCGGATGCTCGGTTTCAGATGGATGCCGTCCTTCGGATCGACCGGGGCCATGCTGCGCGACACACGCACCCATTCGTCGGCGTTCTGCTCTATGGCCCGATTAGTGTCCTTGCGGACCTTTTCAGGCAACCGAAGCATACGCCGCTTAAATTCACCGCTCAGATACCAGCCTTTAGCCATTTGCGGCCTCCGGCTCTTTCGCCTCCTCGGTGCCGAAAAGGAAGGCTTCGATGGCTTCCAGCGCGACCGGCATAGTTTCCGCTAACGGGCGACCTTCGACATAGCGCTTAACCAACCTGAAGGCTTCCGACGGGGCTGTGCCGCCGCCTATGAGCGCGATGCGGACAATCTCCCTGATATCAGACACAAAACCCATTCGAGATGAAACCATATCGTTGAAGGTATGATACAGGCTGCGACCCGTTTTCTCCTCCCACTCCTGAGCACCTGCCCATGTCAGCGCGAAGGTGTATTCGCCATCGCCAAAGACGAGATTGATCTGCGAGAATGGTTTGTCGGTCATGTTAATTCTCCAAATAAAAATGGGGTGCCGCCGCCATCGTGGCGCGGTCAGAAGCCCGGATTTTCAGGATCAAGCGAGCGGAGGGTTTTTCGGTCGTTTTGCCGTTTCGCTTAACAATTCGATGTGGGGGAAAAAAATTATGCGAATGTGGAGGGCGTGGGTACGCGCTCAAAGCCCGATTTAGGATCGAAATGGCCCCCCCGGTCATCGATAGGCCCTCATCTGATGGTCGAGACGCTGCTTTTCGCCGTCATGGCAAGTCTTGCAGAGACATTGCAGGTTCGTCTCATCCCAGAACTTGGTCTCACTGCCGCCATGTGGTTCGCGGTGATCGCAAACCAGCTTGGATGTGTCAGGCTCAAGCAGTCCGCACATCTGACAGGTGAACAGATCGCGGGTAAATATCTTCATGCGAAGCTTCTGCCACCGGGCGATGCGATACCACCGACGCCACGGCTCTACCTTCACGCGGTGCGCGTCTCGGCTCTTCTGGTTGCCAGGTGTAGGACCGAGGCGGGGCTTCATGGTCGAGACCAGAGGCTTGATCAGCTTGAGCTTAGGTCTGGCCATCAGAACGTCATCCCATCCGTGCACCGCTTAACCGCGGTGAAGATTGCCTTCTGCTCTGCCTTGGTAGGCTCGCGCCCCATGAACTCGGTGGCACAGGCATAGCCTCGCAGGAATAGCTCGACCTCATACCGGGCGCGGCTACCGAACTCTTCTTCCACGCTCTGGAGCTTATCCAAAGCATCCATGCCGAATAGCTCAACAATCGGCGTGTTGAACGCGTCTGGCTTGTCGTCGGTACGGGCTTGCTGTTTCGCCGCTGCCTCATGTCGAGACAGGGCCATTTCCAGAGCCGCGATCTTCTCGCCTATGACTGCCAAGCTCTCATCGATGACTGGCTTGATCTGGGCCATGATGGCCGTGACGAATTCTTGTGCGTTCGTGGTCATGCTGATGCCCTTTCGGTCATTACAGATTTGCTTGTG